AATATCTACCATGAAGCAAGGGGCGAGAGTTACGAAGGTAAATTAGCAGTAGCACAGGTCACTATCAATCGACTTAAATCTGGCAGATGGGGTAAGAATATCTGCAGTGTGGTCATGAGTCCATATCAGTTCTCATGGGCCAATGATCATTCTATCAGATGGTCGCATCCGAGGGGGGCCAAGTGGCAGGAAGCTCAGGCCATCACCAAGCAGGTACTGGTAGATGGTGTGAGATTGGCGGGTATGGATAAGGTTAAATACTTCCATGCCGATTACGTAGCACCAAGATGGAGACACCACAAACGACGCGTAGTTCAGATCGATCGCCATATCTTCTATAAGGAGGTACCACAATGGCAGTGAGATATGGATTGCTTGACAGGATTACTGATGGTGTTATAATGTTCTTTATTAACACGTTCTGTGCGGTCTCATGGGTGGTCTATAAGACAACAGAACTTTTGAAAAGGAAAAGAAAATGAACGTTAAGTATGAGGCATTCAAACGTACCTTGATCCTAGTTATGATCAGCGCGATCGTCTCAGCAATCGCGATCACACTGATAAACGTGGTACCAACTAATATCATGATCGGGTTAATTACAGTCGGCGTATTTGGCTGGATGTTCTACATCTTCTATTCTATCGTATTGGGGCAAGTAGAGTCTGAAGTTCGATTGAAAGAGATAAAAGAGAAATTGGATAACAAATGATCATCTGTTCTTGTGGACATTCTGTAGAAGATATTGAACATACACACAATGTACTTGTAAAATCTTGTAACCGAATAGGAGAAAAGGCCCTCGGCTACATGACAGTATGCGGCCCATGTGAGGACGGATATCGTCAAAGGGGCGATCTATTTGATAATAATGACGACGGGTTTAGATGGCTGGAGGAAGAGCGATGGTAGATTTGAATAGTGATGAATGGAATGACATGAGAAATCAGTTCAACGAGGCAATGAAAGAGATCGAAGAGGATCAGGAGAAATTCTGGGAGTCTCTCTCTAAGGAAGATCAATTAAAAGCCTTCTGCGCTGTCAGTCGACGCATCTGTAAAGGCGACATCGAAGAACAACGATCCTATCGAGGTGTACTGTACGATGTGTTTGGGTTTGGTCCAGAAGCATACGCGCCTGCACAGATAGCCGGATACTTAGCAATCCATAATGCCATCTTCACCGCAGAACAAGAACAAAAGATGTTAGAGCATTTTGCTAAATGGTTGATGATAGAAAATGCTGAAGAAAAAGTTACGCAATATTATGCAGAAACTCATTGATTGGATTAAATATTCAGGAGTATGGGTCGGTATCGTGTTCAATCCTTTTCATTGGCGATTAGGATGGATAAGAGAAAGTAAGGAATGGCCTAACGATAATGTATTTGAAAATTGTTTATACCTCGGTCCCATTTGGATCCGAGTAATTTTAGATGACGGGAGATGGTGATGCACGAGTGGAAAGATATGGATACAAATACATTTTATTTTTTCCGTAAAGAAGATGGATTAATTGTTGGACAGGTATATAATTTAGCACATACAAAAATCTGGGGTGCAAAGATACCCGTTAATGCCAGAGAAGAAGATATACTCGGGCAGTACATCAATATTGATTTTGCGAAAAAGGCAGTAGAAAAATATTGGGATGTACAATCCAGGACACTGATAGAATAGGAGATATACATGTCTGATGTATTCGACGAGATAAAAAATAATTTCAAAGCACAGGTTGAAAATATCCGCAAGGATCTTGGAGATACTGAATCTGTACCTGATAAGAAGAAAAAACAGGTTACTTACAGAATCAAAACCGTTGGTAAATCTGATGGTAAGACTGAGTATTATCCTCAGTATAAATTCCTTTTCCTTTGGTTCACCTTCGAAGATTCTAAGGGAAAGAAAATGACCTTCGATAATTTCTTCGATGCCCGTAAGTTTATCGAATACAAGCATAAGTTGAAGCGAAAGAAACATATCAAATTTATCCCGGTGGAACCGCGTGAAGATTGACGTAAACGGGTACTTTTTCATATATGTTACCTGGGCTTCTGGATTCAAACACATCGTACCCTGCCGGGGTTATAGCCTCAGATCTAATATCGAAGCTGTCAAGAAGCTTGATATGGTTAAAGAATATCATTATAAAGAAGTAAAAAAGAAGGATTTTGATAAGCGAGGCATAATTTTGTACAGCAATCCCTAACTATAAATAATAGTAAAAGGGTATTATGTCCACATATACTTGTCTATCTCAAGCTATAGCTGCATATCAAGGAGCAGGATTCAGCGTTGGTTCTTGTGCTCTTAGCCTAGCGCCGTATTTCACCGGAGGCAATGGATGCCTATCTGGTATACCTGCCCCAGCCCCCGCAGTTACTTTAGGATTTGATGGGGGAGATCTATATCAATATGTTAGTGGGGGGTATTGTTCTGGGGCATATTCTACAATTCTAATAGAACCCGATGGACGTATAACATACATTAACGGTTCAGATGATGGTAATCATTCAACTTCAGTAAGCTCAACTTCTAGATGGGCTACTCAAGTTTTTGGGGATGAACAATTTCAGATTACTGCTCGAGCAGTTTTACAAGAAAGAAATGGTGCTTTTCCTGCTACTTCCATAGTGGGAAATTATAATTTCCTATTTTCCTGGTCTGGTCCGACAGGTACGTCTTTTCAATATTCTTCATCGTGGCTACCGATAGGAAATTATGTTCAAATGTCTTCAGTTGTAAGCGGTATAGGTCGGGGAGTAGATGAATCTGCAAGTGCATTTATATTTGGAACAATAAGTTTGAGAAGATCATCTAAGCCTAGTACAGTAATATCTACAAACTATTATGTTTCCGCAGACGGATCCTGCCCGGTCTAATTTAACTTAGTGCTTGACTTCTGACTCATTTGGCTATATACTTATAGTATGAATGAGAAAACGACAAGAAAACGCAGGTCAGATCGCCGTCACATCATTTATCAGCTGACCAATACAGCCAACAGCAACGCCTATATCGGCATCACTGCGGGTTATCGGCTCAAGGATCTCAAAGTACGCGTCAACAAGCATGTCCGCCGAGCATTGACCGAGGACAAGGACTGGACGCTGTGCAGAGAGATACGGGAGCATGGTCCAGAGAATTTCGTTTATGAGATATTAGAGATCGTCCGAGGCAAGACAGCAGCACATGCCAAGGAACGGGAACTTATAGGTGAACTATGCCCAACACTCAACACCCAGTAAAACAGCGGAATTTCGTCGCAAAGCACAATCGGCACAGGGCGATAGCTATGCGAATCCGAACCCGTTACTCCCGTAAAACAAAGCACCCAAACAAAAATCAATGACTTACGTTGCCTGAGACCCTCTTGACATTCTGACCGTTTGATCGTATAATTATGGTATAGTGAGAAAAAAGGAAAAGACAATGGGTATGATCAAAGAGTTGATTTTGGAAAATTATGGTAGTAGAGAAGTATTTAGCCGGCATGGAGGCGCATATGATCGTGGTAGCGCCGACAAGTATTACAACCGAGAGTTTGCCCCACATTACTACACCGGGGAAACTTATAACAGCACACGCATCGAAGAAGTAGATATGTCTGAAGAAGAGATCGCAGCATACACTGCAGGATATCTTGAACAAACTGATGAAAAGGATTGGACATGAAACCCAGTTTCGAAACTATCAAAGCTGTCAATGCTGTACTTGCACTCACGAAAGACGAACTCGAGGAGTTTGCGTATCGAGTTCATCATGTCTCTCCGAGCAAAGCACTGCGCATCGAGGTGTTGCTGAATGCAGCGGATCGCGAAGCGATGCTCGAAGAGGCATGTAACCAAGCCATTCCCCGGCATGAGGAGTTTGTATGAAGAATGAACAAGAGTTTCACAAGGTAATGGAGGATCTGATCTACCTCTGCGAGATCCGCGGAGAATTGGACACAGATTCAAATGCTCGTATCGAGAACAAGATTCGCTTACTAGAGAAGCGATACAAAGAACTTCAGAAGGAGTTTGAGAATGCCTAAGGTAGTTATCAATAGATGCCATGGTGGGTTCGGTCTATCAAATAAAGCGATTGAGCTTCTGTTTGAAATGAAGGGTTGGGAGATGACCAAGGATACTTCCAATGAGAGATTCACGGTCTATTTCAAAGGAACCAACACCGAGGAAAGCCCAGAATTCTATGAGGGTGATCTAGATCGAGATGATCCGGAACTAGTTGCCGTAGTAGAGAAACTCGGTGAAGAGGCCAACGGTTGGGCCGCAGAATTGAAAATCGTGGATATCCCAGACGATGTCAAGTGGTACATCGATGAATACGACGGTCTGGAATGGATTGCTGAAGAACACAGGAAATGGCACTGACCAAATCAATGACTTACGATGCCTGCGGGGGCTTGACTTCCGTACCGTTTGATCGTATACTGTTTATATGATGAAGAAAACCATAGAGACGGTAGTAGCAAGCGCGATAGCCCTGGGTATCAGTGGTCTATTATTTGTGATTTGGATGCTCGGAACGGGCGACTTTTGGAGGGTATTCTAATGTTGGTGATTAGCACACAATATAGAGAGAATTACGGTACTCCCGACGATCCGTATTGGAAGAATAAAGGTGGGTTCTGCTACAAGGTGCTGAATGCTCCCGTGGGTGTGAGTGTGAGTGAGATCGCGAAGGTATGTGATATCGAGTATAAGAGCGATATGAGCGAAGAGTATATCATTTGCTGGTCTCATCAGGACGACGAATGGTTGTCACCGTTCGAGAAAGAGCAGTTAGAATACGAAGGCAAGATCACCTATCACGAACCGATCATCGACTATAACGAAGTAATGGAGGCAGCATGATGCTCAGAGAAATGAAATTCATTGAAAAAGAAATGAATTCAATTCAGAATGAGTGTTCTAGATTGAAAAAGGCCAAGCATCATTTGAATGAAGCAATTGGCTATTTGAATAGCACTTACTTTTTAGATGGTGCGAGCGAGATTGTTAATGTGATCAACCGATTGGATGATTACATTGAAGAGAAGCAGATTAATATCGAAGAACTCGAGGATCGTAAAGCGATAATCGAGATGTTTGAATAAGAATTGGAGAATGTGAATGCCTAATTGGTGCAACAACGAGGTCACCATTGAGGGTGACATTACAAAGATCAAGCAAGGACTTGATGAGGAACAGGAACTGTTCAGCATCATGTTTCCGAAACCCGAGTCTGTTGAAGACTGGTATTCCTGGAATCTCGAAAACTGGGGTACTAAGTGGGATACGACTCCAGAGGTATTAGAAGTGACCGAGAACAGTATCAAGTTGTCATTTGATACAGCATGGGGCCCGCCGATTCAGTTTTATGAGAAGATGGAAGAAGCGGGTTACAAGATCAATGCGACATACTTTGAATCAGGTATGTTCTTTGTCGGGCAGTATTCCGAAGGTGTCGACGAATCCTGGGATATTGATGATTCTTCAGTACCCGAGGAACTGAAAGAATACTGGAATATTGAAGAATTTTTGGAGTATATCCGTGAAGAAGTTTAAAGAGATGAGTGAGTATACAAAGGCACAGCTTTTCTATCTCGGTGTTGTTCTGATGACATTCCTACCCGGATTGTTCGCAGTATGGGTTGTGATGCCGTGAAAGATAGATCCTGGTTCTTCCGAATAGCTAACATGATATTGATCATGTCGGTGATTATCGGGGGCTGGTATGTAATGATTAGATTGTTTATGATATTTTGGGGTTGACATGCGGAAACTTACTGATAAACACTACGAAGACTTGATGGATATTTTGGACGCCATTGAGTTTCAGAAGATCCATAAGGTCATGCACTACTTGGACTGGTGGTGGGTGACTGAATATGGATCGTGTGTGCCAGATGTCCATACTCTCCGCAAAAAGGCAAGATCGCTCTTGACCGAAGCATGCAAACAAGCATTGAACAACGAGGGTGGAGAATATATGACTGCCACTGGTGGTTTCCGAGCTGAGGCAAAACTATATAAGGATGGATTCCTCTGGATGCGACTATCCTTTGACCTAACCGATGCGGATAACTTCATATGAACGAACGGATCCGAGAACTCGCTAAAGAAGCTGGTTTGATTCAATATGATACCGATGGCAAGATGGAAGATGTTGAAAAGTTCGCCGAGTTGATTATAGTCGAATGTGCTATGGCAATCAATAAAAATGCCGGCCCATTTACTACCGGTCCGGGCTATCTTTTGTTAGAACATTTTGGAGTCAAATGATGAACGACCGCATCCGAGAACTTGCTTTACAGGCTAATTTACAATTAGACAATTTGCCAGATGATACATTTATACCGTTAGAAAATTTCGCCGAGTTGATTGTTCGGGAATGTTGCGATTGGATCGATGGTTCTCCTGCCACTGATGCGGGCCAGTTATTGTTGACAAAATCGTTTATCATTGCCAATCTCAAGGGACATTTCGGAGTTGAAGAATGAATAGCCAAGAAATCAGTGATGCTGTGTATAACTACGCAATGAGTCGTAGCGACTTTACAGCACCTTATGGCGTATTACAAGGTGAACATGTCAACAAGAAAGGCACCAAGTTCAAGAGTGTGACTTTTGGTCGTGCTAGATCACTTGATGCTACAGTGGAAATCTATAATCGAAATTTTATAATTCTTCGATGTAGTGGTGTTGCTGATCAAGTATTCAACAATTATAGTGATCTGATGGTCGCATTGCAGGGGTTGTAATGATGCCAGAACAAATTTTCGGAGTTAAACGATGAACGAACGAATTCGAGAACTTGCTATACAGTCTGGTCTTATTGCTCCTTATGGTAGTGACCATGAAGGTTTGCGAGATTTTGACTATAGAAAGTTTGCCGAGTTGATTGTGCGAGAATGTGCTCAATTTATTTTTGTTCTTGACGCTGAACCTGTTTCTCATAAGAGTGCGGCAAGAATGTTACAAGAACATTTCGGAGTTGAATGATGGAGTGGTATAAAATTTTCATTCTATTAACTTATACCTTTGTTGTTTTTACTTGGGGTGTTTATTTTGGAAGAAAAGACGGTGAGTGACGATTATGATGTGGTGCTTCATACTCTACAAAAAAAGAGAGATTTGCTCTGGAGTATGACTGAACGAAATATGAATTCTGAGTATGTTGGTATGGGTATCATGGATGACATTAGGCTCTCTCAGATTCGACAGTTGGATATTGCTATGAGGATGTGGAAAGAAAGATTGGAGAATATCAATGGAGAATAGATTATGAGCATCTCAGCAATGAAGCAAGCATTGGAGGCTTTGGAAAAACTCTGGGACATCATTGATGACATCGACACCTATGGCGACATGGCGAAAAGTGACGACAAGTTGTATCGGTCATTGGTTGAGCGCAGACAGCGACAACGCTTTGAGCAAACTGGAATTTCTACAGATGGGTACGAATTGAATGGCGGAGCCATCACCGCACTACGCCAAGCCATCGAGTTTGAGGAGATGGTCAAGAAGGGTACGAAGGCTTGGGATGGTACGCCCGATGATTGGGTGGATGATCTGCGGGGCGGGGCAGAGAAGCAAGATCCTGTGGGGTATTTCAGATATGACATACAACTGGATGCGTGGGTGCAAAACAAAGAAAGCACACAAGGCGTTGCCTTCTACACCGCACCAAAAGAATGGGTTGGGATGACGAATGAAGAAGCGTGGAAGTGTTGGGATTGGGAAGATTTTCAAGGCACATGGAAATCTATGGAAGCCAAACTAAAGGAGAAGAACACATGAACAAAGCAAAAACAATTGAATTAGTTTACGATCAAATCGAAGCGATCGTGATCGAAGAACTACAGGAAGCATATAAGATGAATATGCGTTCAGAGAGGGATGAGGGAGGTTTCGATCTTGGCCTTGACGGAGATCTACTCAAATCGCTGGATACTGTACTGGAGTATTTCATGGCACCAAGCGAGCATCGCAAATGGAAGGAGAGTGTACATGGATAAGTATTTTGAACTAGAGCAGAATCTGCTGCAATGCTGGAATGTCGTGGACGATATCAAGCTCGTCACAAACTATATCCTAGATAACCCGGAATGCGGCTTCATGCCGACGGCGGTCCAGGACAAGGTCTCGAATATGCTCATCGGCATATCCATCATGTATCAGTTAAAGTTCGAGAAGGCGATGGAATCGCTAGAGACCGTCATGCGAGAAAAATACGAGAGTGAAAGACCCGTCGATATTTAGAACCGCAGCAATACTGATCGTCGTATACATAGTATGGCTGAGTTGGTGAGTACTTACCAACACCAATTCGCCATATCAATGACTTACGATGCCTGAGACCCCTTGACTTTCGCATCATTTGATCGTATAATCTTTTTATGATGAAGAACAATGCGAAAGGACAAAAGATGACAGGTTATGCGATATATCAGCTCCCCGAAGATCACAAGAACATCCGGGATCTCTACTTCATGGAAGCATCAGAGATCGAAGCAATCAGTGACAGTTACGAACTAGTGTGTTTCGTGAAAGCTCGGTCGCTCGATGAGGTTTTCCGAATCGGGAACTTCGTAGTTAAGAGCGACGAGCAGTATCGAACCCCGGTGAAGGAAATGCACTCGCTCTCGGTGGGAGACATCGTACACAATCTCGAAACGAATGAGACCTGGGTATGCGCCGGATACGGTTGGGACAAGATCGATATGAAGGAGGCAGCATAATGGCTCGGCCGATCACGGTAGAAGAGTTTTTTAGGTGGGTTGAAAAGACCTGGAATGAATGTCAAGAAAAAGCATGGAAGGAGACTGTATAATGGCTCGGATGAGTGAATTGATGATTGATGTGGAAGAGATGATCAGGGCTGGATTCACGGTTGATGATATCGTGGAAGAACTCGGGGTACCTTTTCAGTGGGTACTCGATATCGGGAATTCGATGGATCTAGGTACCGGTTGGTTAATTGAGAAGGAGACTGTATAATGCGTACACAGTTTGATCTGATGAAAGATATCATCGGCCTGAGTAAGGATGATCTCGAGCAGATGGCGAAAGCGATCGCGTTCTATAATATTCGAAAAGCTGAGCAGTTCCAAGCAGCATTCGAGATCGCGATCGAAGAAGAGCAGGAAGAACGAACAGAAATCCTCCGAAGGACACAAGCAGCATGAGAGAGTTCAACGAAATAGCAATCAACAGACTGTTTCATGTTAACGGTAACGATTTCGTGAAGAACAGCACCAGAACCGCAAGAATGCTCAGTAATGGACGTATTCTCTACTTTCGCAAGTCCGAGATCGTCCACCCCATCGCATATTGAAACACTTCGGAATCAACGAGTGATAGAACCCATAGTAACGTTATCGAACTATATAGCAATCGATTCCCTCGGAAGAAGAATAGAAGTAACTCTCGAATCAGATGGTAAGAGTCAACCGAGGAACGTTATAGTACTATTACAGCCCAGTCAGGGCCTCGAGTCGACGAAAAGCATAGATAAAGGCGAATCCATGGAGCCGATTCTCGATAAGGGTAAGTACATAGACGTATACGTATGAGATAACGGATATATCCTTGCTTACAGCGTATAAGGATGGATATATAACGGCTTAAATCGTGGCGATTCATGAAGCCGATTCGAGCCTATTCGAAACGGTATTTATATGGTGAAAAAGTGTGGAAATGTTTGGAAAAGTGCGGGTAAGTATGGCCCAGTGATAAAACAGTATTGATTCAGATAGATTCGAATATAACACTGAGCATTCTCGTAATCGGCTGTGCATGATTCTCTTATATAAGGCCTCGTATAAAGTACCCCTTACACCGTGTAGCGTCAGCCATGATTGACACTTCACACTGAGTAACCAAATCAATGACTTACGTTGCCGCAGACCCCTTGACAGTTTGGCGCCATGATCGTATAATCTTTTTATGGATAAGACAAAAGGACAACAGATGAGCGTGCAAGTGACATTCAATGCATCCAAGAATCGCTGGGAAGGTTTCGTGAACGGTAAGAAAGTATCGCATAGCGCCCATAAGGACTATGTTGAGAACAAGGTGCAGATGATGGCAGGTCGGCAAGCGACGGTTCAGCAGGCTTTGACCAGAAAGCGCGAGGAGTTCGGGATCAACAAGCGATTCGACTTCGTGAAACAGATGGTCGAGATGGTCGCAGGTAAGACGGTAGCGTCAGCGATCATCACCGGGCAGGGTGGCCTGGGTAAGTCCCATACTGTGATCAAGGCGCTCGAGAATCAGGGCATGAAGAATGTGACAGACCTGGCTGATTTCCAGGTGGGGCAGGTCCTCCGTGCGTCGAAGTGCTACCGAGTGGTGAAGGGTTTCAGTACCGCAAAGGGGCTGTACCGGACGCTGTTCGAGGGCAATAGAATGACCCTGGTCTTCGATGACTGCGACTCAGTGCTCAAGGACCCCGTAGCACTGAATATCCTCAAGGGTGCGCTGGACTCCTACTCCGAGCGTTATATCTCATGGAACTCCGATATGAAGGACGACGAGCTACCCCGTAGCTTCAAGTTCGAGGGATCGGTGATCTTCATCAGTAACCTAGAACTAGATCGCATCGATCAGGCGATCCGCTCCCGTGCGATGTGCGTAGATCTCTCGATGACGCAGGAGCAGAAGGTGGAGCGCATGGAGGTGATCGCGATGGACAAGGACTTCCTCCCCGAGTACAGCAAGGATATCAAGCAGGATGCGATCAGCTTCATCCGAGGCATGGTTGACGACGTATCGAATCTCTCGCTGCGCAGCCTGATCGCGGTATGCAAGATCCGTGCGACGGCAAAGGACTGGAAGGATCTCTCGAAGTATGTGCTCACGCAGGGGTCATGATGAATAGCAGGGGTTATAGAGTAGGCGATCTACATCCAACACACGATAAGGGCGGTATATATTATGACGAAACGAGATCAAGGCAATCTAGCATTCCTCCTGTCTCAGACAGCGGACAGCCTACTGGAGTGGTTCGAACAGGCGACGGAGGACGACAAGGAGTACGCGATGGAGCTGATAGCAGCCGAGAGAGCGAGGATGAGTCCCCTAGTAGTAGCGGCACCTAGTACCCTACAGTAAAGGATAATACATGTTAACAGTCACAGAAGCGATTAAGGCCTGCAGGATGGACCGCCGCACCGTTAAGCGCTGGTACGCCCAGGGTTACTATATGAAGCCGGATGGTCACTGGTACGGGTCCTCCGGGGGCAGGGAGTATCCCAAGTATTACACAGGTAGCTAAATGATCAAGTTCCTCCTAGGTTTCTCCGTGGCATGGTGGCTGTTCGACCCGACCTCAGCGAGCCACGCAGCCGGGTTGATCTGGTATCATCTAGACAACGTGCTAGTGGCCATGGGTGATCTCATAGAGGCACTAGTAATCCTAGTGTTCCCAGTACTCGGCACCCAGTAAGGATACGACCCCAGTAACAGACCCCCTATAATTATCAGTCAGGGGGACCGCACTCTATCCTGCGTATTAACCGCCACCGTGGTTTTAACCGTTTATCCGAATCTGCTTTATTCGTTACTATCCGAATCTGCTTTATTCGTTACTATTCGAATCTGCTCTATATAGTATTCGAATCTATCTCAAAACACTTACCCCGAAGAAAACTTTGTACAGAAATTTTAAGGGAAAACCGAAACTTATCCTCCTTTAAACGATCCCGTATTGACACTGGCCTATATATACTATATAATCGTTCTATAATGCTTTATCAATAGAAAACTTTGTACAGAAATTTTGATAGAAATTTGAGATAGAAATTTTAGGTGAAAAATGAGATTTACCCAATATAAGCTACATACCCATCCAGATCGTTACTGGCAATATCCCCCTCAGGAATCCTCCCTTCCCATACCTCCACTATGGTCTACAGATCCGTACTATTCCGATCTAAAGGGAAGCCTTCAATTCTTCACTCATTTATACTATACACAATGGTTCTCTTATATACACTGATACTTGTGATGTCCATACTCTTACTGGCAATGAACAATCTATTATTACTCATTGTCGGTACTATACTTTCTATACTGATTATGACCTTTGAGGAGTTACTATGCTCATAGAAAGAGATCTATATAAGAAGATCACAGAGAATCTTCCCCTTCAATGTGTCGATGTCATGGTTCGATACCAGGGGAAGTACGTACTCATTAAGAGGACTGATGAACCGATGCGGGGTGTGTACTGGGTCATCGGGGGTCGGCTTCATAAGAACGAGAAGTTGCGAGACTGTGCATTGAGGAAATTGACTGAAGAGCTCTGCAGTATCTCGAGCATCGATGTCGATTCGTTACGTCTCGTTGGTGTGTACGAGGATGTGTACGACTTCTCTCAGTTCGGATACTGCCCGACTGGTTACCATACCAATGCGATTGTGTTCGAGGTAGAGTTGCTTGATCTCGACTCGATCAAGCTTGATAGGACCTCGGAGGATTGGGGACTGTTCGATACCCTCCCTGAGAGATTCCGAGTACAGTATCCGGAGAAGAAAAGGGGGGTGTTCTATGAACCCGGATGGAACTGATACCGTGAAGAAGGTACTGATCGTTATCGTGGGTATCGCATTGCTGCTGGCTATCGTTGTTTTTACTCCCTTGATAACGATCTGGTCGTTGAACACCCTGTTCAACCTGGGGATCGATTATACGATATGGACCTGGGCTGCTACCGTATGGCTCGGTATGGTTACCTTCGGGGGATTGGCAGCTAATGTACGGAATAAGGAATGATGTAAACTGGCCGGCCGTTTCTGGGCCGAGTAAATTAAGGAGAGAAAGATGGCAGATGTAAAAACAAATAATCCGAATACGACGAAGACCGGGAAACCGAAATACCAATCTAAGTCCCTCGAAGAACTACAGCGTTTGCGCGAGAATGCGAGACCGAAGGTCATCCCTCGTATCAATAACGCGATCGCGAAGAAGGCTGGGCGAGGAAGATGACCGAAGAGCAGAAGTTGGATAACTTCTGCAGAAAACTCGATAACCTAGATTATGAATGCATGTCTAGGGCGGATGAGGGATTATACTCGATCGCCCTGTTCATAAAGATACGCGAGATAATGAATCGAAATCTGACCAAGGAACAGAGATTGATAATCATATCTAAATTACTCAATGAGATTTCAGATGAAACCGATGCGAGAAGATAAGATGGTTCAAGAACAGGTCCGAGGACCATGGCAGCACATGGTCGGGGTCATATGCTTGAATCTTACTAATAGAAAGCAGGTGAAGCGAGTACTACCAAGATTCTTTAAGAAGTGGCCGACACCTCATCGACTACTCTCCTCATCCATCTCAGAGATCGAGAAGGAGATCGAAGAACTCGGTATGCAGAAGACGAGGGCGAATAGGATTTATAGGATGTCTGAACAGTTCCTTTCGTGGAAAGGTATTAATGCCCGTGAACTATATGGTATCGGAGAGTATGGTTCAGACTCCTATGAGATATTTTTCAAACAAAATTATACGATCAAGCCGAAGGACAAGGAGCTGAAGGCTTATCTAAAGAGGATACTAGTATGAGTGTTATATACAACATGCCACCGCAGAATGACTTGCCAAGGTTGATTCAAGCTGCCAACGGCGTATCGAATAATATTTCTCAAGCGATCGCCCATACGAGCGGTGCTTCACAGGCAGATGTTCTATATGATATGTGTCGATTGAAGAATCAACGTAACAGGCATCTTCGAGAGACTTTTAAATTCAAGAAGATCTATCTCACAGATCATATCTTTCATGCGGTCGATCTGAAACCAGGCATGGAGTTCTTTAATATCAAGGATAGGGCAGAACCGTTCGAGGATGGATCCATTGTTATCTTCAGTAACAATAACGTTATGGTGGATAATAATCTGAGTAAGTACTTCAGTATGTACTTCGCATCCCCGGGTGCGATCTTTGTCGTCTGGGACTTTGACAATCACCATTGGTTCGCATTATCATCCATGCTCGCAGCCGCATCTGATTTCTATGTCCCGACCCATTCTGACAATCTGGAACCTTTGTCCAGATATAATAATGTTATGATGGGCCCGGTTGGATCGGGTGTTATCCAATGGAGCAAACAATACCTGCGAGATCATTATGATCTAATCATTGGAACCGAAAGGGTAGATGAACCCCTCGGTACTCATATCGAATATCCTCAGTTTCCATATCGAAATAAAAATCTAAAAATATTAAACAGGACTTTGCCTTCGGTGAAACTTGTGGATGGATCGTATCATTCGAGAGACATGCTAGATCGTTTCAAGGAATGGTGTTCGCATAAAGTCCATTGGATCGTGCCAGTTTTGAATGATGCTCCTATTCGAGTATTTGATGCCTTGATTACCGGCGGCATTCCAATCATACCTAGATCACTCAAATACCACAGGGATATTCAACATTTACATGAACATATCCTTTTCTATGATTACGAGGATATTCAAAATCCCTTGACACTGACGCAATTAGGTGTTAAAATGTTCAATGAAGGTGGCGAGGAAAGAATCAAACGACGCCATCAGATAGCAATCGACACTTACCATGTCGATGAACGCGTGAGAACTATTTTAAAGGGATTAGATGATGAGTTTCGAATGGGATTATCAAGCACCAACTTGGTATGAAACTGCAGATGATAAGGAACGTAAACATTTCCGAAATTGGCTACGAGGCTTACTAAAGACGGAACGTGTAGAGTTGACTTTCAAAAAGAAAGATGGTACTATTAGGGTGATGAAATGCACCCTGTTAGAATCTGAACTACCCGAAACGGAACAAGGCAAGGATCCTCGTAAAGAAAACGAGGAGTCCATGCCGGTATTTGATCTTGATAAAAAAGAATGGCGAGCATTTCGTTTTGATTCTGTCAAGCAGATTAATTTTACCCTAGGAAAATAATGGCGACGAAACGACAGCATGAATTGAGATCTCTTGTGGGCGGTGAACCGAATCCCGCCACATTGAATCCCGCATCTGAGGATTATATATCTTCATTCATGCATCTGACTAATTGGTATTCATATGAGAAGGGCAGGAAAGATGCTTATAAGTATCATACCGAATATATCAAGAAGTATAGACCACAAGATCAGAAGATGTTCCTCGTTGTGGAGGAATCTGATATTAATACTACTTTTGGTTGGATCTGCCGCATCGTCTGTCGAGGGGGACAGTTATCTTCCGACTATCAGATCCGGCTATCCAACTATCTAGATAATCTGTTAGAGCTTGGGCGGAATCGTGTTAGGGCGAACTCTGCAGTGGCCGCACCGATCTTCTCCCCGAAGCAGAACATCATCTCGATTCAAGAAGCAACATTACAGAAAGCTCAGGAGTTCGTTGGAGAACTAGAAGCGGAAATGGATGACGTATACTTTGGAGATAAAGAATTCAATCTTTATAACTTCATGAAAGCTAGACAGATCCCTACAGCATATGTTAATGTGATTCGCTCATGGGCATCAGATAAGTTAACAGAATATCTAGAAGTTTCCAAAGGCAATGATCCTCAGTTGAAAGAAGGTTACTCTAATTTTAACAAGAGAAAGATAACTGCTTTAACAAAGATGTTCACAGCTTTCATTGAGGATTGTGATAGGTATTCTACATTTAAGAAAGCGAATCGAAAGCCGAGGATGGCAAAGGAGAAGACTCCGAGCCAACAGGTCAAATCCATTAAGTATAAAACTGAGGACACAGAACTTAATCTGAAGTCTTTGCCGCCGGCAGAGATAATCGGTGCCTCTCAAGTATGGTTATATAATACAAAGACCAAGAAACTTTCTAAGTATGTTTCGGATTCTACAAAGGGGATCCAAGCAAAAGGCAGTGCCATTCAGAATTGGGATCCAGAACAATCTAAGCAGAAGACTTTGCGTAAACCCGCAGAAACAATCAAGCTTCTTATGGAAAGCGGCAAAATTAAATTGAGAAACTTTCTAGAAGATATTAAAACTAAGGAACAGAGTGTTAATGGTAGGATAAATATTGATACCATCATTCTCAAAATCCTGAGGTAATTATGTCTTTCCTAAAACTTTCTTGGTGCCAACTGATAAGAATCATACTATCGCAGATAGGAGGCAACCCATTGCAACAGATGTATTCTCAGTTGAATCAGGGTTTGGCTACCATGTCTCCAAGATCGGGTATTATACCTAAAGAATTAACCGAGATAAAACAATTAATAGAACAAGTAACTTCTGCCATTCAAACCGCACAAACAACGGCTAATGATTTTACCGATACTTTAGATAGAATAACAAATCAATTTTTTCAAAATCCTGTGGGTAGTATTAGTTCTGCAACTATGATTTCCGCAAACACTAGGATATCTGCTATTAATACTTTACTAGCTACCGAATCTGACTCTCAAATAATAGCATCGTTGACTGAGGAAAGAACAGCATTATCAAATACTGTGACATTCTTATCGTCATTTAAAAATAATACTGATAGATTATCTGGTGTGTCTCCTATAACTAATGGTGGTGCTGGAGGTTGTTCTCTACAAGATTTATTAGGAAGTGGTTGTGCGCCAAACAATGATGTGCCGGATATAGATTTGCAAAATCTATTAGATTCATTAAAACAAGGTGATGCCATTGCCGCAATAAAACAAAATATAGAGAATGCTAGCGGAGTTTCAAATTTAAAACAATCTTTATCATCTTTTAATACGACTATTAGTGGATTCAATGCATCTTTTACCGCATCAATAACTAAAGCATCGATACGCAATGCAGTATCTTCTCAAGTTACACAGATAGCATTTAATTTACTAAGCGGTTGCGGTAATCAAGTATTTGATTTAACATTGAAATCTAATGTTAAAGGTAAAGTTGCAGCATGGGCAGCTTTACTAGAAAAAGAAAGATCGGGTGAAATAACATATGGCCCAGATGGTGAAGCATTTAGTTATAACAGTCCAATATACTCACCGATATCTTCAAATGCCATCATCTATACAAATTTAACAGGATAAAATATGATAGTTGTTGATTACAATCAAACAGCAATTTCTAATCTAATGGCTGAGATTGGAAATCGAACTGATGTTGAAATACAATTGCCACTTCTTCGCCATATGATTGTTAATTCTATACGAGGCTACAAACAAAAGTTTGGTAAAGAATTCGGAGATATAATTATAGCATGTGATAATCAAAGATATTGGCGCAGAGATTACTTCCCGCTATACAAGGCAGGCAGGAAAAAGGCGAGAGAAGAATCGGGATTTGACTGGAAAGTTATATTCGAAGCTCTTAGTCAGATACGAGCAGAATTGGATGTGTTCTTTCCATACAAAGTTGTCAATGTGGATGGAGCAGAGGCAGATGATGTAATTGCAGCCTTGGCTAAATGGTCACAAACAAATGATACTTCTAACTTAATATTTGAAGAACCCAGACCCTTTCTAATAATTTCGGGTGATCACGATTTTATTCAGTTGCACAAATATGAAAACGTGAAACAATATTCCCCCATTCAAAAGAAATATGTTAGATCTGAAGAAAGCCCAGAGAGATATGTATTTGAACATATTATCAAAGGAGACAAAGGTGATGGTATACCTAATGTACTTTCTGCAGATGATAGTATAATTAATGGCATTAGACAAAAACCCATCTCTTCTAAAAAAATAGAATTGTGGTATAAGGATTATGATGAAATGCCCTCTGATGCAGATTTCAAAAGAAACTACGAAAGAAATAGAACATTAATTAATTTCGAATGTATACCTGATGAAATATATGAATCTATCATAAATAACTATGAATCAAAACCACTTAAAGATAAAAGTAAATTACTCGACTTTTTTGTTGAACATAAAATGAAAAATATGCTTGAAGTTATAGAGGAATTCTAATGAGAACAACAATACCACAAATCTTAGATGAAGTTGAAAGAGCTTCTTCCAAAGAAACTAAAATTAAAATGCTTCGGGCATATGATCATCCAATCTTGCGCGCAATACTAAAGATAAACTATGATCCTAGTGTGTCAGTTTATCTTCCGGAGGGGGAACCTCCTTATAAAAAGGATAAAGAAATTCCTATAGGATATTCCGAAACCAATCTATTCGCAGAATTTAGAAGATTTTATATTTGGACAGATCCTAATGTAAATATAACTAAAATTAGAAAAGAACAATTATTCATTCAGTTTCTGGAAGGCATACATTGGACAGAAGCCGAAGTAATTTGTTTGGCAAAAGATCGGAAACTTCAAACAAAGTTTAAATCCGTCAAGGAAGATCTAATAAGGGAAGCATATCCCGATCTTTTGCCGGCAGTATCTGAAGTCAAGAAGGAGCCAAAAGTAAAAAAGGTCAAGGCTTCTTTAGACGCATCCTCCTAGGCTTTAAAAGAAGCGAATCTGTTGAAGAAAAAGAAATTTGGTCAGATGTAGGATCTATACCCGAAGATCCCGTGTACGATAGCAGAGTTTTTAACCATCATCGTTACAGAGCATTTGACAAATATTGAATTAGCATTTATAATTATATTATGTACTTAGGAGATTCTCATGACTATGCATCTAATTGGTCCTTGGTTGTCTACGACAGGTAAGAAAAAAGGTAAAATGAAATGGCGTTCTGCAGAACAGAAACGCGAAGCAGAACGATTAGAAGCAGAATGGCAGAAACTTGTAAACAAACATGCCTCGGTGGCTGAGAGGTCCAAAGCAACAGTCTGCAAAACTGTAAAACCGCAGGTTCAAATCCTGCCCGAGGCTCCAAGATCTACTGCACATATTCCTAGTAAAGATACTGGAATTAAGGGTGCGGTCACAATTAAGCAAACTCCAAAATATACAGGCACTAAAATTTTAGGCATTGGTACTATGCACAAGTCTAATGCTGTCCCCGTCTTTAGTGACGACGAAGCAAAAGATATTTCTACGATGAGGCGCAATTAATGAAAAAAATAGTTTTAGTAACCGGAGGTTTCGATCCAATTCATTCTGGACATATTAGATACTTTCAAAGAGCGAAAGAACTTGGAGATATTTTGTATGTTGGACTCAATTCCGACGAATGGTTGACTAGGAAAAAAGGTCGTCCATTTTTACCTATGCGCGAAAGATTGTCTATAGTTCAAAATCTTCGCATGGTGGACTTTACGATAGAATTTAATGATGATGATAATTCTGCGAAAAATGCTATCAAGATGGTCCGCGAAATGCATCCTAATGATGAGATCATTTTTGCGAATGGCGGTGATCGAAATGCCAAGAATATCCCAGAGATGGATTTGAAAGATGATATTAGATATGAAAATTTAACCTTCGCATTTGGTGTAGGCGGTGAGGATAAATCTAATTCTTCATCCTGGATTCTAGAAGAATGGAAATTGCCTAAAACTGTTCGTCCTTGGGGCTATTATCGAGTGTTGCACGAACCTCACACTAAGTGTAAACTTAAAGAATTGACAGTTCTACCCGGACTTTCTTTGAGTATGCAAAAGCATAAGCATCGAAGCGAATTGTGGTTTGTTTCGGAAGGTAAGGCATCAGTATATACTATAAATCCAAAGAATACAGATTTAGAAAAAATTGGCGATTACATTCAGAATCAAACTTTATTCATTCAAGAGGGAGAATGGCATCAACTTAGGAATGAAACATCTAAAGATTTAAAAATTATCGAAATCCAGTATGGAGATGCTTGTTATGAAGAAGATATTGAAAGGAGACCTGTATGACAATTCCAAGTAGCCCCGAGGATCGTAAAGCAATTTTCGATGCTTTGCGTGAATTTTCAAACTCTATGACTCGTATTGAGGCAGAAAGAGATTTAATTAAAGAAATTATTAATAATACTTGTGAAAATTTTGAATTAAACAAAAAAACCTTCCGCAAAATGGCTAAAGTTTATCATAAGCAAAATTTTAACAAGGAAAAAGAAGAACACGAAGAATTTGAAACCATGTACGAAGTTATCACCAATACCACAACGATGAGAGATGTAGCATGAAATATTATTTCGTATATACAGAAACCGATATCTATGGAGAAGAGACCGGCAAGGTCATTAATTTTCAATTCAAAGCAGACACTTTGGATGAAATGGTAGAAAACTTCGAAGATTTCCTTAAAGGATGTGGATTTCATTTGGGAGATCAACG